CCATTCTGCTTGTTCATATACACCTTCAACAAAAGATGATTGAGCAGATGGGTCAAATACTACATCAGCAGCAGTAGTTAACATAAAATCTTCTTGCACTTCATTAAAAGAACCACGAGATTTTAAAGAACCAAGACCACGGGATGAGACACCAATCTTAACACCATCACTCAGAAGATTTTCTACAATCTTACCCATAGGTGTGGACAGTACCTTCGCTTTTCCAACATAGTAAATTCCGTCTTTAGTCAAATCCTCTGTCATAATGGCAGCTCTTTCTGGATTGACTACTGGTTCGGCTGGATGATTCAATTCTCCCAGCGCACGATTTTCAGCAATGTAATCTTTCTTATATTGTTCTACGGCTTTATCCATAACATATTGTGGATAAATTCTACCATTCTTGTTTTGCTTTTCTGCTTGCAAGAATGGACCTTTAATATACATCTTGTCACCAGCATCTTTAGCTTCAGTAACAACCTGCAAATCGTTAAATGTTATATCTTCTTTAATTAGTTTCATTAGCTTCTAAACTCAATCAGTGCATTCGGTGCTGTGCCGGTAATTACAATATTACCTTTAGCTTGTTCTACTGAAATTCCACCGTGTTGGCTGAGCTCCCATCTTCCGGTCTCAAATACATTGCCATCAATAGTGATAGTATTTGGACCCATGTTAATAACACTTTCAATAATTCTTGGAATCATTGTTGATGAGACAGTTACAAACTCAGAGTCAGTACCACTTCCTGGATATTGAGCATTGCGATAAAGGTTTGGAGTATTATAATGAAAAGTAAAACTATCGCTGTCTAGTGTTGCTGCAGTATCAATATGATATACTACTCTACCACCGTCTCTACGCGATGATCCACCATTTAAAGTTTTTGCTGTGACTCTGTTTGCCATGTCTTATTAAGTCCCTGAATAATTACGTGACCTACCGGCTACACGTTTCTTTGTAATTCTACCTCTGAGTGCGGCTCTTTTCTTATCACCTGCACCTCTAGCACGTTGTGCTCTTTTCAGCTTGATACCAAGGCGGCGGTTACCTGCTTTTTGAGTACCACTTTGTGGTACACAGCGGAAGCCTTTCAGTCTTGATCCAGCTGGACATCTTTTTCTTTTTACTATTCTACCTTTTGCTCTGCGGAATACTACACGAGCTCGGCCTGCTTCACCCATAGGTGTAACGCCATACTCAAGTGGATCGTCTTCAGACAGTGCTTCTTCAGGAAGATCTGCTTCGATCACGTCCATATCATCAGCAAAGATAGAATCACGAATACGTAGGTAGTTTTCAATACCAGCATCGTAGTGATCTGTTGTTTCAATTTCAATATCCATCATATCTGCATACTTATCCGGTAGAAAATCAAAGTACATTTCCGGACATTCGCAACCGTCAGCATCATCTGGACAGTCACATTCATCTTTATTCTGATCCATATCTAAGTATGCTTCAGTTAAATCAATTTCATCTTCAAAATCGACTTCTTCGCAGAAAGTTTCAATTTCAATTTCAGCTTTGATTTCTTGGATATGTTCTTCAGAAAGAATAGAATCGGCAACTACATCATCACCTGCAAGCATAGCTTCTTTAGCAGCTAATCTGTAGCTCTCTTCTTTGACTTTTACCCATTCATTCAGATTCATTGGTTTCAATATCCTTCAAAAACTCAGATGCCAATTCTTTTTTCATATCGGCAATACCATCAAAAGCTTTCGCATCTAGTGATTGTTTTACTCTACTGACAAATTCGTCCTTATCAGTGAGCATATCGGCCACTTTATCCATAACTTATTTATAACCCTCTAACCTACTAAGATTGAATCCATTTCAAGCTGTAGGTTGTTCTTGAGTTCCTCTTCTAGCTCTTTCGCTTCTTCTTTGCCTTCATCAAACAAAGCTTGCCCATTCAGTTGAATACCACCAGGAAGTTCTGTATTTTCATACTTCTTCAGGTTACTACCCCATTGCATTTTAGCTTTTGCAGTAGTATATTTTTTCAACCAAATATTCTTATATACATCACCATAGATTTCAGGCTCTGTAACTTCATAACACTCGATCAAGAAGTACTGACCTTTCTTAGGTCTACTCCAATCAATATCGAGCCATAGTCTATTCTTTGTTTTACTATATCGAATGGCTGGCGATGTATTCAACATAAAATCGATATGTTCTACATATTGTTTTTGTATATAGTAACCTACAAGACCATAACCTGCTGCGTTACCATAGAAAGCATCAAAGTTATTTAGAAAGTATTGATACTCATAATTATACATGCCGGATTGAGAAAAGCTGTCAATCTTGTGTACCTTTGTGATAGAGAGAATGTTCTCTGGAATTCTTACACCAACTTGACCGCCTTCAGCGAGTGCATATGAATTGTGCAAATATTTTTCTTCTTCAGTATAGTTAGCCGCAAAGTTACCATCTGAATCGGTGGCATAATCGCTATCTGTTTTAATATAGATGAGCTGACCGCGTTCAGTATCTACTGTGTGCAATACTCTTGCACCAACTTTATATTCTGAATCAGAGTTCCACACTCTTGCTGTAAGATCTTGATGACGTCTTTGGTTTTCTTTAATAAGTTTTGAATCGATTTCTAAAACTCTGTAAGTTCTTTCAGCACCATCATAGTGGTACTCTTGAAACATTTGAATTGAATCATCGATAGCATCTTCAAGTTGCACGTCAGATATTTCGACGTTTACAACTGGCGCACCCAATTGTCTCAAAACATAATCAGCAAGACCTTGTTTTGTTTTAGGTAACGGCATTATACTCCACCATACATATCTTGTTGGTCATCTTCATCATTGATCTGACCTTTTTGGATTTCATCCATAATTTCTTTATCAATTCGTGCAATGTCTGCTTCACTTTGACCAAGAACAACTTTACGAACATAATCAATTGAGAAATATTTACCTACATATTCAGTAACATCTCTCAATAGATTCATTCTATCTTGTAAGAGTTCCATGTCTTTGAGTTCTTTAAAGTGTGTATCTTCTACAAAGTCATAAGTGATGAATTGTCTCATCTCTTCATACTCTGCAATAGAACAGATACCTTTTAAGGAACACTGCACTCTCATTACTTCATTAAAGATTTCACTAAATTGTTTCTTCAGTCTTTGTACAAACTTACCAAACTTTAATTCATCTCTTGTAATATCTGTTGCTCTACCGATTTGGAATTGTTCACCACCATTCAAACGAGAACGTGGTACATTCAAAGCTTCATAGAGTTTGGCCTTGAAATATTCTACATCTTCCAACTCACCAAGGTTTGTGCCACCTGGCAGTGTACTAATCTCTGTACCTTTAGAACCATCTCTACGTGGAAGCCAGAAATCTTCAAGAATAGATTGGAATTTACGATTATCTCGAATCATACCAGTCGACGGATCATAATCGATCTTATTTCTAAATCTATTTTGCATGTCTCTCAGATATTGTTCAGCTTTGATTTTTGGTAGCTGACCAACATCTACATAAAAGATTCTTCTTTCAGGTGCTCTTGCGATACGATACACAATCAATGCATCTTCCATAGCGCGTAAATTATTGAATGGCTTGATTGCTTTGTCAAGGTAACCAACAATCATACCTTTATTTCTATCTACAATACCTGATGGTACGAAAGCAACTGAATCGCGAGATAATTTTACTGCTGCACTTAGATCACCGTCTGGTGCATACTCAAAATGTTCATCTACTTTTTCAAGAATAGGTACACCTGTTCGTGCATCTCTATCATAAATTGGTTTAACAATTCTTCGAATTTTAAGTGCATCAATTGGACGAATCTCTTTGATACCAGCCTTAGGATTTGATTCATCTACCATCAACTGAAAGTATTGTCTACCATCGACATACCAGTTACGGAAAATCTCATATGATTTCTTTTGAAAGCGAAGAAGTTTCAGTGTTTCCTGAAACTCTGTTCTTAATTGTTCTTTAATTCTATCATCGATATTGAGATTATCTAATCGAATAGATACAGGTGCTCTGTGATGTTCAACTACGAATGCTTCGTTTACAACATCATCAATAGCAGCATCGGCTTCTGGAAAGAAACTAACTTCTCTGTATTGAGCAATAAGTTGGTGTTCTGTCTTTGCTTTTTCATAGTGTTCGTACGTGTAACCGATACGACCACCGACTGGCATCTCAGTACCGTCATCGAGTGGTTGGGGAATTGGAGAAGAGAGTGTCTTCTCGCTGCTATTGGAAACTAACTCAAATCCGAAGAGTTCTTCTGTCTGTTCAGCCATTTCTTTCCTTCATTCATTATATAAAATATTTATTCGCGCTCTCGATATCGATTTTTAACCGACGTTGTCGGTTGTATTAGAAGTCCAGTACTGATACCTAATGGTTGCACCAAACTCCTCAATCGTATCGGTGTTATCAAAGGAAAGATCGATCTGATCGAGTGTTGTTGGGAAACACCCTCTCAATGTCACAGATTTAATCACATCACCATTTTTGTCAAGATGTTCAATTGTCCAATCTTGGAGATAAGATGCAATGTCACTAGCGTCAATACCGTTTGCAGATGTATTCTGCACATGTTGGTTGATGTTATTCATCCAACTCTCAAACGCATTTCTCAGAGCAAAGTTATTATCGTTGGTGATTGTAATTGTCCATGGTTCGAATACTCTGTCGCCAGCAACATAAAGTTGTCTACCACGGAATGGAATCATTACTTCACCAATAGTAGATGATGGCATTGCAGCCGCTTTTACCATGAATGAACCCAAGGCGGTAAGACCAAGACCGGTATCGTCTGTATTTACAATACCGCCAGGAAATTGTGGTAATACTCTGAAGTAGTTACTTCTGGCTCCACCACCAACCAGAGCTGCTTTGAAATCGTCAATTCTTTGCGACATTTATATCTCCTTATGCACCAGCAATTTCTTCGAAACTTACACCAGATCTAACCGCAATAAAGTTAAGAGTGATAAAGTTGATAGAACGATTTGGCTTGATGTATATATCAGCTA